AGACCGCGTTGAAGATGCAATTTGCGCAACAAAAGCAGCGATCAAAGAAGGCATTGTGCCAGGCGGTGGAATTGCTTTAATGGACGCTGCGCAAGTAATAGGAGCTGTTAGTCTTGGCGATTGGGTTTTAATTGATGCAATAAAAGCGCCGTTTAATAAAATACTAGATAACGCAGGTATTGTGCAAATGATTGATCAGGACCGGGATTTGGGGCATGGATTAAATGTTGTTACTGGGGAATATGTTAATATGATTGAATCCGGTATTATTGATCCATTACTTGTTACTAAGAGTGCATTAAGAAATGCAGTGTCAGTTGCTACTACAATATTATCAACAGATTGTGTAATTAACAATTTGAGAGCATAATGAAAGCGATTGGTAAAAATATAGTTATACTACCTAAAAAGTTAACCGCTGAAAAAACAAAAGGCGGTTTACTTTTGATGGAAAAAGATAAAGAGAATATAAGGTATAAAGAAGCCATAATTGTGGCAGTGAGCGAAGATATTACTTTTCTTAAAGAAGGAATGGAAATATACTATGATAAGCACGCTGGGCATGGTATAGAATTTGAAGGAGAAAAGTATACTGTTATAAAATTAGATGACGTTGTTATTGTATTATGAGAAAATTAGAGGCTAGCGATCTTAAGGACATGGGTCTACTAAAGCACTACAGAATAGTTCGAAGATGGGCTTGTAGAAATAATAACCTTAATGACGCAGATTTAGAATTACTAATTTTCTTTGATTGCTTGGATTTGTTTACAAAACATGATTATGAAATGGGTACGCATGCATATAGTTGGGACTCAAAGCGCTGGAACAATTTGTTGAAAGAAGGATGGATAGTGGTATGGCGAAAACGCAACCACACAACACAGAAATATCACATATATAAAGTTTCATTTAAGTGCAGACAACTAATAGCAAGGATGTACCGTATAATGCTTGGCCAAGAAGATATACCGGCGAGCGAAAGAAGGAATAAGATTATGCGAAGCAGCTCGTATTCTTCTAAAGTATTACAAACAGCAATACATAACGTTAATAACGATAAAACAAGATGATGAATTCTTACAATCAAAATGACAATTTAATGGGGCAACCGCCTATGGCTCCGGCTTTAAATACACCTGTTGATGCAATTCAACAAGCAACAACATTTAACCCCGGAATCAAAGCAACTGGCGCTCCAGTGTCATTCTCGCCAAGAGCGCAATCAACAATGACTGGAGTATTTGGTACCCCGATGGCTGGAAAATACGATAGAACAATGGGTACACCTCAACCGGTTCCAGCAGGTTTACAGACGCCAATTGTTCCTCCTTATGATTTATCTTAACAATTAATATATATAAAAATGGATATAAAAGCAAAAAAACACCCAATGCACCCTCTAGATAGAGAAGCTAAAATGAGTGGCGTTGGTGCAAACGCGATTTGGGACGGACCATTAGACACAACTGGTTACCCAAAAATGCCAGGTTACAGCGCAGGAAAAGACGGGGTTAAACTCCGTTTTGACGATGCTAAATATGAAGCAGGCCCTATCACTCAAAAAGCAAAAATGAGACGATAATGGCAAAGACCGCAGCATGGCAACGTAAAGAGGGCAAAGACCCTAAAGGCGGATTAAACGCTAAAGGGGTTGCAAGTTATAGAAAAGAAAATCCTGGGTCTAAATTGCAAACAGCGGTAACTAAAAAGCCGTCTGAATTAAAACCAGGAAGTAAAGATGCAAAGCGTAGAAAATCATTTTGCGCGAGAATGTCAGGAATGCCTGGGCCAATGAAAAAGCCTAATGGCGATCCTACAAGAAAAAAATTAGCATTAGACAAATGGAATTGTTAAACAAAAATAATAAATAACTAAATAACTAAACAAAAAACAATGGCAAACTTTATTTCTTTACCTATTACAAGCGCAACTGCTCACGTTGCGGGGCAACGATTAATTGGTGTAAATTTCGTGGCAGGTATTCTAGCTACGGGTACAGCAACTGTAGTAATTTATAATTTAAACAAAACAGTTACGATGACCACCACTGCTGCAAAAGCCGTTGAAGTGGTTAATGCAATCACAGCCGCTTTATCACTTATGCCTGGGGCTAATATTGTAGAAGTGGATTTACCCGCTGGTGTACAAATTACAGCTGTATCAATCGCATAATTATAACAATTTAAAACTAAACAAAATGAAAAACGCAATGAAAAAACCAATGGCAAAAGATAAAGCAATCATGGGCAAAACAGCTAAACCAGCTGCTAAAGCCGTTGCTAAAAAACCAATGGGTAAAATGAAAAAAGCCTGTTAATACGTAATATAAATATTATGGCATATACACAATCACCAGGAAGGGGCAATGGTCCTAAAACCGGGAATGGATTACCAGATACGTTTAGACAGGATACAGATCCGCCGGCTAAAGTTGAATTAACTAAAAAGTTCACTGAAGGAGCTGAAACGTTAAAAAAGAATAGAGCAACTGATGCTAAAGCTACGCAGGGAGCAAATTCTCAAGGTATAACTATAAATCCTAGCACCGGGGAAGCTTCGGCAAAGCCGTATGAAAAAAAATTAATAAAAGGAGGCGCTGGAACAGGTCGTTCTTATTCCGAAATAGTAGGTGAAGACAATAAAGTTTCCGCTAAAGCATATTCACCTGTAAGAAACAATCCTGGCAGTAATGAAAAACTTCAGTCACAGTATACAAAAGATAGTACATATACAATGAATCAACGTAATGCTAATGCTCATTTCCATAATCTAACAGCTGGTCTTATAGAAAACAGAAGTGAAGCGGATAATCAAACATTGATTAAACTAGGTAAAGCCGTAAGAACAAAATAATATGGGATCATTTACAAACCAACCAGATTTTGCTACAAGAGCAATGGAAATAACTCCGTCTGACGATCTTACTCCAGACAACAATCTTGGTAAGGCCGCTTTATATATTAGCGATGCCGCAGCCGCTACTTGTACCGTAACTGTACAAATGCCTGACAGGAATGGTGATTTAGCTCCGGTAACATTTAAAAATGTGCCTAGAGGAACTTTTCTACCTATTTGCGTGGACTATTTGCTAGCCGAAGGGACCACCGCTACTAGGATAATCGCATACTGGTAATATAAAATAATTATAATCAATTAAATTAAATAAAATGGAAGTAGTAAAACAAGTAACTCAAGAACAATTAGAAAAAATTCGTAACCAACAAAAAGATCTTAATTCTATATTAACCAACATTGGTGTATTAGAATCACAGAAGCATTCATTTTTGCATTCTTTGGCAGATCTAAATAAAGTTATTGAAGAAACTAAAATGGAACTTGAAAATCAGTATGGTGCTGTTAATATTAATTTAGAGACAGGTGATTGTACTCCTATCGAAAAAACCGAGGAGTAATCATGAGTTCCGTTATTAGAAAAATAAGCATTGGGGCCGATTATAAAAACGACGCAATGCACTATTCTATTTCACAAGTAGTATATGGGGGACACGAAATCTCCCATATACTATTTGATGAAGAAGATAGGTCTTATAATATCTATATCAAAAAAGAAGACGAAATAATGCCGTGGAAGAAATTTAATTTTAATATGGCAATCTCTGTTGAATATGATTTAGAATATTGATGAAAAGTTTATTTAGTTTTATAGTTACACCTGTAGGACAAAGATACGATAATAGTATTGATGTAAACGGTAAAGAATTAATTATAAATACCAAAATAGAAACTTTTAAAGCAGTAAATAATTTAGCCGTAGTTGTATCAACACCGATGGCATTTGAAACTGATATAAAAGTTGGTGATACAGTTGTGATACATCACAATGTTTTCCGTAGATTCTATGGAACAAAAGGAGAACAAAAGAATAGTAGATCCTACTTTACAGAGGATTTATATTTTTGTGATGTAGATCAAATATATTTATACAAAACAGATAAAGAATGGAAGACATTTGGTGATCGCTGTTTTGTTAAGCCAATTAAAAATACAGACTATTTAAAGCTTGATAAAGAACAAAAGCATATTGGTATATTAAAATATGGAAATAGCTCCTTAGATGAGCTTAAAATCAATCCTGGAGACCTTGTAGGTTATAAACCATTTGGTGAATTCGAATTTATTATAGATGACCAGCGATTGTATTGTATGAAATCAAATGATATTGTAATTAAATATGAGTACAAAGGAAACGAAGTTGAGTATAATCCGAGCTGGGCGAAAAGCAGTTGATGAATTAGTCAAAGTAGCGGAAGAGGCAATTATAGATAGCGGGGATGATATATCGGCAGATAGATTAAAAAATGCTGCAGCGACTAAGAAGCTAGCAATATTCGATGCGTTTGAAATATTAACACGCATTGAGCTGGAGGAAAAACTAATCAATGACGAAGAACTTGCTAAAGCAGATACCACACAGAAAGTGTTCAAAGGTTTTGCAGAAGGGAGATCTAAATAATGTACGAACAAACTTTATATAAAATATTACCGGATTATATAACCAAAAAAACATTAAATCTAGGTAATAGAAACAAAAAATGGAAATATGGTTACGATAAAGATAACGATATGGTTATCATTAGCAAAACCGGAAAGATCGGCGAAATATACGAAATACAAAACTTAAAGATTGCATTACCTCTAGAGGAGAATGTATATAAAAAATCAGAAGTAAAAGAAGAACAATATTGGGAACAGTTTGCTTATCCAAAAGAACTGGATAAATTAAAAAGCGTTTTTGATTGGAATAAACAGCCAGATCACTTTAAAGAGAGATGGTATGATTATATAGATAATGAGTTTAAATACAGAGATGAAGGTTTCTTTTATTATAGTAATGGTAAGCCAACATATATAACTGGAACTCATTATATGTACCTACAGTGGAGTAAAATCGACGTAGGTGCACCTGACTTCAGGGAATCAAACAGATTGTTCTTTATATTTTGGGAGGCGTGTAAAGCTGATCCAAGATGTTACGGAATGTGTTATTTAAAAAATAGACGTTCCGGATTTTCTTTTATGTCATCTGCAGAGCTTGTAAATCAAGCAACCATGTCCAGTGACTCGCGTTTCGGGGTGTTGTCAAAGTCTGGAGCTGATGCTAAGAAAATGTTTACCGACAAAGTTGTACCAATTTCAGTCAACTATCCTTTCTTTTTCAAACCAATACAAGACGGTATGGATAGGCCTAAAACAGAATTAGCTTATCGTGTACCCGCTTCAAAATTAACAAGAAGGAAATTAGACTCAAATGAACAGTTAGCAGAACTCGAAGGACTTGATACAACAATTGACTGGAAAAACACCGGGGACAATAGTTATGATGGTGAAAAGTTAAAACTATTAGTTCACGATGAAAGCGGTAAATGGGAGCGACCAGATAATATCTTAAACAACTGGCGTGTAACAAAAACAACATTAAGATTAGGTAGTAGGATTATTGGTAAATGTATGATGGGATCAACCTCAAATGCATTAGACAAAGGAGGGGAAAACTTTAAAAGACTTTATCATGACTCGGATGTATCGAAAAGAAACCGCAATGGACAGACTAGTTCAGGATTATATAGTTTGTTCATACCTATGGAATGGTCGTACGAGGGATTCATTGATACTTATGGGTTACCTGTCTTCGACACTCCAGAAAAACCGGTAAAAGGTGTTGATGGAAATTGGATTGAATATGGTGTTATTGAACATTGGCAGAATGAAGTTGATGGTTTAAAGCAAGATGCAGACGGATTAAATGAATATTACCGTCAGTTTCCAAGAACAGAACAACACGCGTTTAGGGACGAGACAAAACAGTCTTTGTTTAACCTTACAAAAATATACGAACAAATAGATTACAATGAAGATATACGGAACACAAGTGTAGTAACTCGTGGTAGTTTTCAATGGGAAGGCGGAGTGCTTGATACACGTGTTCAATTCTTTCCTCATAAAGATGGAAGGTTTTTAATTTCATGGGTTCCACCTAAATATCTTCAAAACCGAGTAATAATAAAGGATGGGCTAAAATATCCAGGCAATGAGCACTGCGGTGCATTTGGATGCGATAGTTACGATATATCAGGAACAGTTAATTCAAGAGGATCAAATGGTGCATTGCACGGACTTACTAAATTTACTATGGAGGATATTCCTGCTAATCACTTTTTCCTCGAGTATATTGCCCGCCCTCAAACATCTGAAATATTTTTCGAGGATGTACTTATGGCTTGCGTTTTTTATGGTATGCCAATTTTGGCAGAAAACAATAAACCGCGTTTGTTATATCATTTCAAAAGAAGAGGGTATCGCGGGTTCTCTATGAATAGACCGGATAAGATTTGGAATAAATTATCACCGTTCGAAAAAGAAGTTGGTGGTATACCAAACTCCTCTCAAGATATTATGCAAGCACACGCCTCGGCTATTGAAACATATATAGAGGAGCACGTTGGTTTTAAGGGGGATGACCACGGCACAATGTATTTCCAAAAAACATTGGAAGACTGGGCAAAGTTTAATATAAATGCTAGAACAAATCATGATGCCTCCATCAGTTCAGGCCTAGCTATAATGGCGTGTAACAAACACAGATACGTGCCAAACAATCCAATACAAAAAGAAAAAATCTCACTAGGTTTTAAAAAATACAATAACGAGGGTTATAATTCACAAATAATAAAATAAATGATTTATACTAATAGTAATAGTTCCTTTCCAAGTCAGGTGGTACCAGACGAGGTAAAACAAAGTTATGATTACGGTAAAGCCGTTGGTCGAGCCATTGAGAATGAATGGTTTAGAGGAGACAGGGTTGGCTGGGGAACCGGGAACCGTTGGGGATCAAATTGGCAAAGATTCCACAACTTAAGACTATATGCTAGAGGTGAACAATCTGTTCAAAAATATAAAGATGAATTATCAATTAACGGAGACTTATCTTATCTTAATTTAGATTGGAAACCAGTTCCCGTTATTCCTAAGTTTGTGGATATTGTAGTTAACGGTATATCTAGTAAAAACTATGATATTAAAGCTTACGCACAAGATCCAGAATCAATAAAAGAAAAAACAGAATATGCTAGAGCAATCATGGAAGACATGGCTGCAAAACAATTCTTGATGGAAATGCAACAAAAACTTGGTATAAATGGATTCTCACAGGATCCAGCTAAGTTGCCTGAAGATCAAGAAGAGCTTGAAATTCATTTACAATTAAGTTACAAGCAAGGCGTTGAAATAGCAGAAGAGGAAGTTATCAATCAGGTACTTGCAACAAACAAATACGAGCTAATTAATAGGAGAATAAATTACGACCTAACAATATTAGGTATTGCAGCGGCAAAAACCAATTGGAACAAAGCAAATGGTATTGTATTAGAGTATGTCGATCCTGCTAATTTAGTTTACTCATATACAGAAGATCCAAACTTTGAAGACTTATGGTATGTTGGTGAAGTTAAATCTATTAGTTTAGAAGAACTTAAAAAAGAGTTTCCTGATTTAACCACAGACGACTTAAAAGAAATAGAAAAATTTCCAGGTGATAACAATTATACTCGTAACTATTACGGTCAAGACTATGATAATTCCTCTGTACAAGTATTGTACTTTGAATATAAAACGTATTCGGAACAAGTATTTAAAATCAAACAAACAGAGTTTGGATTAGAAAAAGCATTAGAAAAACCTGATACTTTTAATCCGCCTGCAAATGATAATTTCAGTAGAGTATCTAGAAGTATAGAGGTATTATACAGTGGCGCTAAGATATTAGGGTACGAAAAGATGTTACGTTGGGAAATGTCAGAGAATATGACTAGACCAGCGGCTGACACAACAAAAGTAGAAATGAACTACACCATTTGTGCGCCAAGAATGTACAAAGGTAAGATAGAATCTTTAGTTAGTCGTATTACAGGGTTTGCGGATATGATCCAGCTTACGCATTTAAAACTACAACAAGTACTGTCAAGAATGGTGCCGGATGGAGTTTTTGTCGATGTAGACGGGTTAGCGGAAGTTGACTTAGGTAATGGAACAAACTATAACCCCACCGAGGCATTAAACATGTATTTTCAAACGGGTAGTATTGTTGGTAGATCCCAAACACAAGACGGTACAGGTAATCCTGGTAAAATACCTATTCAAGAATTACAAACATCAAATGCAAATGGTAAGATACAGTCTTTAATTTCTACTTACCAATACTATTTGCAAATGATTAGAGATGTGACTGGATTGAATGAAGCAAGAGACGGTAGCACGCCGGATCCAAAAGCTTTAGTAGGTTTACAAAAAATGGCGGCAGCAAATTCAAACACGGCAACACGTCATATTACACAGTCAAGTTTATATTTAACTTTACGTTTATGTGAAAATATATCATTGAGAGTGGCGGATTCATTAAAGTTTCCATTGACTGCACAATCATTACGTGAAAGTATATCAACATTTAATGTTAAGACACTTGAGGAATTAATGAATTTAAACTTGCATGACTTTGGTATATTCTTGGAATTAGAACCAGATGAAGAAGAGAAAGCACAGCTAGAACAAAATATACAAATAGCATTACAATCAGGTGGTATTGATCTTGAAGATGCAATTGATTTACGACAAATTAAAAATCTTAAGTTAGCTAATCAATCTTTAAAATATAAAAGAAAGAAGAAACAAGAAAGAGATCAAGCAAACCAACAAGCAAACATACAAGCACAAGCGCAAGCAAATGCACAACTAGCGGAACAAACCGCTATGTCAGAAGTGCAGAAACAACAAGCATTAGCGCAAACAGAAATACAAATTGAGCAAGCAAAAGCGCAATTCGTAATACAAAGATTACAACAAGAGATGCAAATCAAGCAACAATTGATGGCGCAAGAATTCCAATATAATCAGCAACTAGCTCAAATGCAAGTAGATATGCAAAAGCAAAAGCTTAACAGTATGGAAGACCGCAAAGACAGTCGCGTTAAAATGCAAGCCACTCAACAAAGCGAATTAATTGATCAAAGAAAAAATGATACATTACCAAAAAACTTTGAATCACAATTTGATAATGTTAAAAGCGGCTTTGGCTTGGGCACTCTTGATCAAATGTAATTAATTAACCAATTTTATAATATTATATCATGTCAGAACAAATTAAACAAGAGGGGGAATTCAAGATGCAAAAAAGAAAGCCCGCTATGAAAAAACTTGAAAAACCATCTCAAGTAACTAAAGTAGACTTAACACCTAAAAAAGAAGAAGAAGATGCCATTCAAGAGCAAACAGCAAATGAAAGCGTGTTACGCGCAGAACAGCCCGAAGTGGGATTGCAAGAAGTGGTCCAAGGAAACGAAGAGCATAAAGAGTCTACCGACCAAGATGAAAAAGAAGTAATTGTAATCAATGCTCAAGAGGAACCCGCAGCGCAAGTTGTAGCGGAATTAGCAAAAGAGTTAGATGAAGCAATTGCGGAAAGCAAAAGTTCTGGTATGCAATTACCGGAAAATGTTGAAAAGCTTGTTTCATTTATGCAAGAGACAGGTGGTACGGTAGAAGACTACGTGCGATTAAGTGCAGATTATTCTACAATCAGTACAGAAGCATTATTAAAAGAGTACTATAAAAAATCAAGACCTCATTTAGATAGCGAAGAAATTGAATTCATGATGGAAGACAATTTCAGTTATGACGAGGATGAAGATGATGAGCGAGACATCAGAAAAAAGAAACTCGCATTTAAAGAAGAAGTTGCAAAAGCACGAACCTTTTTGGACAACCTTAAAGACAAATATTACGATGAGATCAAGTTGAAACCATCGGTAAGTAAGGAACAACAAAAAGCGCTTGACTTTTTTAACCGATACAATGAAGATCAAAAGGCTGCAGAGTCTAAGCATTCAAAGTTCAAAGATGATACAAAAAACTTTTTTACACAAGATTTCAAAGGTTTTGATTTCAATTTAGGTGAAAAAACATTTAAGTATAATATCCCGAACAGCGATGCAGTGGTTGATAAACAATCAAACATTACAAACCTAGTTAAGAAGTTCTTAAACAACAACGGTGAAGTTACAGATTTGAAAGGTTATCACAAGGCTATGTATGCCGCAGAAAACATCGACACAATTGCAAAACATTTTTACGAACAGGGTAAAGCCGATGCTGTAAGAGAGGTAGTTGCAAAATCCAACAACATTACGACTGAGTCACGTAAGATGCCTACAGGTGATGTGTTTGTTAATGGATTAAAAGTTCGGGCGATTAACGGCGTTGATTCTTCAAAATTAAGAATACAAAAAAGAACTTAACAATTAAAAATTAGAAATTATGGCAAATGTTACGCCTACCTTTGGGTCAATTACACCCTCACAGAAACAGCAAGCGCTGTCTACAAATTATTTAAACTTTACCGATCCTAACAACGCGGATTTCTCATCTTTTGCGCAACAATATTTGCCAGAGATTTACGAAGCTGAAGTAGAACGTTACGGAAACAGAACTCTTTCTGGATTCTTACGTATGGTTGGTGCTGAAATGCCAATGACTTCAGATCAAGTTATTTGGTCAGAGCAAAATCGTTTGCATGTAGCTTACAATGATGTTACTATTACTGATGGTAATACCATTACGATCAACAATATTGATTTAACCCCAGCGATTCCTACTGATTACGTAGCTAACGTACTTTCAATCAACCAAACAATTGTTATTATGAACCCTGTTTCAGGTGTTGAATTAAAAGCAATTGTAACAAGCAAACCAACCCCTGGAAGTGGCGTAGTTGATGTTGCTTCTTATACCACTGTAGATTTAGTTACTGGAACAGGTTCTTTTACCGCTGGCGACGATGTTAAAATCTTCGTTTTTGGTTCTGAGTATGCTAAAGGATCTACTTTAGTTGGAGACGATTATCAAAGCATCACTCCATCTTTTACTCAATATTCAAACTCCCCAATTATTATCCGTAACAAATATGCGGTTAATGGTTCTGACACAGCTCAGATCGGATGGGTTGAAGTTGCTACAGAAGATGGAACAGGTGGTTACTACTGGTATTTGAAAGCTGAATCTGAAACTCGTTTGCGTTTTGAAGATTACTTAGAAATGGCTTTGATTGAAGGCGAATTAGCTACACCCACTTCTGCTGCTGCTGGTTTGGGTACGCCTAAAAAAGGTACTCAAGGTTTATTCTCAGCTGTACAAGAAAGAGGTAATGTATTAAACAACTTCTCTGTAGCTGGTGGATTAACTGAATTTGATAGCATCCTTAAAAACTTAGATACTCAAGGGGCTATTGAAGAAAACATGCTTTTCTTAAATCGTGCTACTTCACTTGACTTTGATGATATGCTTGGTTCATTATCTTCTGGAGCTAATGGTGGTGTTGCTTACGGATTGTTTGAAAACTCTTCTGAGATGGCATTGAATTTAGGCTTCTCTGGTTTCCGTCGTGGATCTTACGATTTCTACAAAACTGACTGGAAATACTTAAACGACGCTTCTACTCGTGGAGCCGTAGCAAACTCTGGAATTGATGGAGTTTTAATTCCTGCTGGAACATCTACAGTTTACGATCAAATCTTAGGAACTAACATCCGTCGTCCTTTCTTACACGTTCGTTATAGAGCTTCGCAAGCTGATGACCGTCGTATGAAATCTTGGGTAACAGGATCTGTTGGTGGAGCATACACTTCTGACTTAGATGCAATGGAGGTACACTTCTTATCTGAAAGATGTTTATGTGTTCAAGGAGCTAACAACTTCGTATTGTTTACATCTGTAGACGCAGGTTAGTAAAACAAAGGTAGATTGCCTCCGCTAATATAGTGGGGGCAAACCCTACCAATTAATAAATTTTTAAATTATATTTTATCATGGCAAAAGCTGCACAAACAACAACAAACCCAGAACAATGGGAAATTAAAAGTAGAACTTACTTATTAAAAGGACCACATACTCCTTTAACTTATACAATTTCATCCAGACACTCAAGAAGATTTCCATTATTATGGTTCGACAGAGAGAATGGAGAACAAAAAGAATTAAGGTATGCAACTAATCAGTCATCTCCGTTTGTACAAGATCAAAAAGGGGAAGCGACTTTAGGACATATCACATTTAAAGACGGTGTATTAACCGTATCAGAAGAGAAACAAAATCTTCAAAAACTATTATCACTTTATCATCCGATGCTAAATAAAAAATACTACGAGTTTGACGCAGTAGTACAAGCAACAGATGAATTAGATGACTTAGAAATTCAATTAGATGCAATGAACGCTGCAAAAGTAATGGATGTTGATCAAGCAGAAGCAATCTTGCGCACAGAGATGGGATCTAAGGTATCTAAGATGACTTCTAAGGAGATAAAAAGAGATTTACTAATATTCGCTAAGAGAAATCCTAAACTCTTCTTAAACTTAGCCGAAGACGAAAATATACAATTAAGAAACTTCGCTATTAAAGCATGTGAATTAAACATTATTAAATTGTCTCAAGACCAACGAGATTTTAAATGGGCAGCAAACGGTAAAAAATTAATGACCGTACCATTTGATGAAAATCCATATGGAGCATTTGCTTCATTCTTGAAGACAGATGAGGGTGTTGAAATCTACAAATCAATAGAGAAAAAAATGGAATAACACGTAATACTAATATTAAGCGGTAGCTCAGGTTACCGCTTTAATATTATAATAAATATAGACAATGGCAATAAATGTAGATACAGTTTATAAGACTGTCTTATTAATACTTAATAAAGAACAACGGGGCTATATGACCCCAGACGAGTTTAACAGGACAGCGGCTCAGGTACAGCTTGAGATATTTGAAAGTTATTTTGATGATCTTAATCAACAATTAAGGGTGCCGGATAATGATAGCGAATATGCTGACCGACAAAAAAATCTACAAGAAAAATTAGCAGTGTTCCACACAATAGGTGAATGCGAGTATGTTGGGCCATACTTTAATGTTCCAGCTTCATCAAATTCATCGCTTGTTGCAACATTGACAACCGTATTGAATCAATCGCAATATACAATAACCTCACTAACCGCGGCTCAACTATCAGATGGCATAGTTACCGTTGCGTTCAATGGTGTATTACAACCATCTTCAGCTTGGAGTATAAATGGAAATATATTATCGTTGACGGCTTTACCTTTGGCTGGAATTGAAATCAATGTAACTTTAAAACCGTATGATTTTTACAAATTAGGCACGGTAATATATAAAGAAGAAAAAGAGATTCAATATGTTCAGCCTCATGAATTACTGGAATTAAATTTATCACCGCTTACAAAGCCAACATTATACTATCCGGTATATAAATATAATAGTTATAGATTGTATGTTTATCCAACATCGATTGTAAGCGATGTAAGTGTAACATATTTACGCAAACCATTAAATCCTTCATGGAACTTTACCGCAACCGCTCCATACTATCAATATGTGTATAACCCTGGCTCTTCTGTTAATTTTGAATTACACCCAACAGAGCAGATAAGTGTTATTACAAGGATATTACTTTATTCTGGGGTAGTTATAAAAGATCCGCAAATTATACAGGTAGCTGCACAGCAAATACAAGCGGAAAATATAAATTCAAAAAGCTAATAAAATATGGCGTTTCCTAACGGCGGTTTAATAACCGAAACAAATAGACAGTATTACGAAGGAGCGCAAGGCTTTCAAGTAATAGACTTAGCGGGTCAAAATGCATTTACTTTTACCTTTGATACAGATATAATTTTTGGCAGTTGGGACCAAAATGATCCTGACTACGCTCTAAACAATTTTAAATTATATACAAGTCCAGACGGATTAAATTATTTTGAAGTTACAACTGAATACTATATTATAGATAATACAGTATTTTTTGGTACCCCAACAACGCCTGAATTTATTGATCAAGGCGATGTTGTTGTAATGCAATTAAAACGTGTTGATGGAGGAAACTATGGTGACCGAGACGCATATGGCAATACCGTAGAAGAAAATTATGGAGGTTATTCATATATAACGTTAAATGATGTTATCAACAACTTTATGGTAGCTTATGTTGGTAATGGGAAACTTATTGGTGATGCAAAAAGAACAGACGTTATCTTCCACGCAAAAAGAGCCTTACAAGAGTTTAGCTACGATACACTAAAAAGCATGAAGTCCCAGGAGTTAAGCGTCCCGGCAAATTTGTCAGTACCGTTACCTCAAGACTATGTTAATTATGTAAAATTATCCTGGGTTGATCAATCGGGTGTTAAACATATAATATACCCAACTACACTAACAAGTAACCCGACTGAATTGCCAATACAAGATTCACGCGGTGTTGCAATACAGAGTAGTTATGATGACAATATTCAATCAACTTCATTAACAGAAGAAAGATGGAACACAAATAATACCGGAGGAACAATTGCTCAATCAATGAACTTGTACTCCAATGGTTGGAGCGGATATAATTGGGGATACGGCGGTTTTTATGGGCAAGCTTATGGGCTTGATCCACAGTACGCCAACTACAATGGTACCTATACTATAAATGAGCGCGAAGGCAAAATAAACTTTTCAAGTGATCTTGTTGGTTTAGTTATTATATTTGAATACATATCTGACGGCTTAGCATATAATTTAGATTCAAGAATACCTAAACTTGCAGAGGAAGCAACATATGCTTATATCTTGCATGCCATTATATCAACCCGCGCAAATCAACCAGAATATCTTGTTAGAAGATTGCGAGATGAAAAAAGCGCAAAACTTAGAAACGCAAAAATAAGATTATCTAATATTAAGTTAGAAGAAATCACTCAAGTAATGAGAGGAAAATCTAAATGGATTAAACACTAATTATGGCTGAAATTAAAAATACTTTCTTACAATCCAAGATGAACAAAGACTTGGATGATAGATTAATACCGAATGGTCAATATAGAGATGCTTTAAATATTCAAATAGGCAAATCAGAGCAAGATGATATTGGCGCATTACAAAGCGTGTTAGGCAATAGTAGTCTGCCCATACCCGCTGACGACTCTGATTTAATCTGTATAGGGTTTTTTATGGACAACCAGAACAACCGTATATATAGATTCTTAACAAATTACATAGACGCAAATCCAAATTCAATAAATTACCCCGACGCAGCGGATAAGATGAAAATATCGGTATACGATATTAATTCACAGACCTATACTACATTAGTAAGCGGGATATTTTTAAATTTTTCAGCTAATAACTCTTCATATATAAACGGGGTTAATTTAATTGAAAATTTATTATTCTGGACAGACAATAGAAATCAACCTAGAAAAATAAATGTAAATACAGCTTTAGTAAACCCGGGATATTATACAACTGAAACTCAAATTTCCGTAGCAAAATATGCTCCGGTAGAACCTATATCTTTAATAAAAAAATCCGTAACTACGGTAACAAATGTAATCTCACCAAACGAAATAGAAGTGGATGATGCTACAGGTATTGTTGTTGGAATGACAATAATATCGGGAGCTATTGATTCTACTGAATTTGTTACAGTATATGAAGTTGCTGGAAATAATATTACGCTTTACCAAGACACAACCCTAATTAACATTGGGGATACATTAACATTTTTAATCTCTACTATGACGGATCAATCTGGCGATGAAAATTGGCCCGGGGATCCAGATTTTCTTGAAGATAAATATGTTAGATTTAGTTATATATTTAGATATGATGATGGAGAGTATTCATTAATGGCTCCATTTACACAGATTGCATATATCCCAAGACAAAAAGGTTATTTTATAAACGGTGACGAAACTGCTGCATATAGAAGTACAATTGTAAGGTGGATGGAAAATAATGTTAATAACATTGAGTTGTTAATCCCATTGCCTGATAAAGGTTCAAATATAGTTAACTCGTATAAAATAACAGAACTTGATATTCTATATAAGGAATCTAATTCAAATGCTGTTAAAGTAATAGAGACAGTAACGACGCAAAGGATAGCATCAGAATCACCAAATATAAATGTTTTTGTACGACCATACCAATCGCAAAAACCATATAAAACACTAACAGAAGATCAAACAACTCGGGTTACTGATATTGTACCAGTAAGGGCGCTTGCCCAAGAAGTTACAGGCAATAGAGTTATGTATGGTAATTATTATTCTACATATACAGCGCCTAGTTCTATCAACTATAATGTTACCGTAAGCCCTAAAACTTTTTATTTTACAAGCTTTATAGAATACCCAAATCATACTTTAAAACAAAATAGAAATTATCAAGTTGGTTTTATATTATCAGACAAATTTGGTAGACAATCACCTGTTATATTATCAACAGTAGATTTAACTACAGTTTCTGGTGGAGCAGTACCGACTTTATATGGCGGATCAACCGTGTATGCACCTTATGTTAGCAAAGAAGCAGGTTATCCCCCTACTAGAGATTGGAATGGTAATGCATTATTGGTATTATTAAATAGCGTCATTACATCCACACGTAATATACCAAATGGAACACCAGGGTTATATGCTGAAGCAATTGGCGGCGTTGGTGGTTTTACTGTAAATGGTTTTTCGGTGGTAAATGGTAATGATTACCAATTTGTAATAGATAGTTCTGTTAGCAATAGTCCACCAAAAAAAGGTGATTATTTAAGAGGTGAGTATACGGACTACGTAGAGATCACTGAATTAGAAACTTTTGGAGATTTGTATATATTAACAACTGACGGCCAGGCAAATAATTTATATAATTTAGACCTAGCTAATGATCCTGATATTAAATACGCTTATAGGTTAAATCCAATTGGGTGGTACTCGTATAAAATTGTAGTAAGGCAACAAGAGCAGGATTATTACAATGTTTATTTACCCGGCATGTTAAATGCTTACCCACTGAATCAGACATATGGTTCGCAAGTGGTATATATAGGCGATCCAACAACGCCTACATTGCAAAACGGAATAAATACATCTGATTTTCCGACAAATGAATTTAATAAAACAGCACATATTGTATTAATCAACGATAATATAAACAAAGTGCCTCGTGATTTAACAGAAGTTGGACCTGACCAAAAACAATATCGAAGTAGTGTTGAATTGTTTGGTAGAGTAGAAAATGACGTAACATTGTTAACGTTTGAGGTTGATCCCGTTGTAGATGACCCTTCTGCTTCACAATTTATTTATGATTCCGTAATGCTCCCAAATATATTCCCGCAAATAAGCGTGGGTGATGCAATAAATTATGAGTCACCGGAGCCTTGGTATGCAAATACCGTTATTACAGAAATATTAGAAGACACACCAACTGTTGGTAAATGTACAATAAAATTTTCACCTGATAATATTACCGTTGAAGACTTTGACACAATAAGCATATTGCTTGGTAAAAACAAACAATATTATCCAACAAGAAAACCAGATACAGTATCATCGATTGCTAATTCAAGAGACTTTGATTTTTTACCAAACTCGGTTGAAAATATTATAGGTACTGCTGGTTTAAATTTATATCAATTACAAACGAACCCAATGATTGGCCGCGTTTCCACAATATCAGGTATTGGTATTGAGGGACAATATATGGTGCCTTATCTTGGTGTTTATGAAACGCGTCCTGATGAATCTTTATTAGATTTGTTTTGGGAAACCGCAACAACAGGTTTAATATCAGATTTGAATTGGGATGTTTTAACTGGCTCAGATGCGCCTGTTGCTCTGAATGATTTTGAATATTTATTTTTTGAAGATCAAGATAAAAATGGTTCCGAGAGCGGGACAGGTGATGCTGACTCTCCGTATATAACAGAGAATATATATGCAATTAATAATTCAGGAGCACCTATAATAGCGACAGATGCTCAGATAGTGTCTGTTTTTGATAATTCAATTCCAGCAAACTCATGTGCTAGTCGTTTTGCAATCGAGCCAAGTGGGTTGGGTCAATTTAAAATAAAGATAGCTGATAGTTTTGTTTTTAATCATAATGCACTTACCGCTGGGTTATTTAATTTTGAAATACAGCTGCAATATAATGGCGTATGGTATCCATTTTCATTCCAAATACCGTTAGGGAACCGAGCTCCAAGATTTACAAACGAACCTTTCGATAACACTATAAATAGAACAACAACTATTATAGAAACATTAACGGCAGTAAATGGATCTTTTACAAATGCTACCACTGATTTATATTGGGAAATAACAAGCGGTAATGACGAAGGTTATTTTGCTATAAATGATTATACAGGAGAATTTTCATTAATTCGTTCCGACATACCAAATGGAATATATACTATTGGTGCGTCTGTAACGGATGCAGTTGATTTTACACAAGTTCCGCCATTAAAACTAAACGGGGTTGGAGCATTTCAAAGCCTAACTGATACCACAACTTTTACTATAGTTGTAGTTGGCGACCCATTAACTCCTTGCCTAAGAGATTTTGATTCAGATGTATTATGTTATCAAAATAGCCCTTATGGTAGGAGCAGTTCTTGGACGTACGATAATATTCCGAAAGGTTTTGGTGCTGTTTATGTTGGTAAAAAGGACATAATGCCATTAGCAGACGGTATTACATGGCCCGATTTACCAAATTGTCCATTAAATGGTCAAAAATACCAGAACGCAATGAATGTTGCAAAAGCAAATGGGTGCACTACACTAACTGGGCTAACGCAGGGTACTATGCGCTGGGATGTTGAATATCAGGTTGGGATCAGCGATACCACACAGGGGCCTAATTGTATTGGTTCTATTAGATATGAAAGTATATGGACGGGCGGCAGAGTTAGAACAATTTTATGGTATAGAGAAAATGAAAATGCAGTATGGCAAACAGCTACTGATGACAACGGATTTAACTGTTCTATAGAATCAGACCCGCCAATCTCAACGGGATTCAGCGGAGCTAAAAACATGTGGAGCTATAATACACCCATGCGATTAGAGCTTAGGCAAGCAATTCAGCCCCGAGATGACTTACGTCAACCAGGTGATATTTACACGGGAAGTATTATAGTAAGAAGTTTTTCTTTTTTTACTTCAGAACCCGGTGAGTATTGTTTATGCGTTTATGAGGAGGATATGAGTGGAGACTCCCTTGGCCAACTTGGAGCAGCATGCTATAGCCCGAATGGCATAGGGCCATTCGCACGAGTTAAAATTAGTGATGCAAATTTTACATATCCATTAGGGGTTCAAACTAGAACAGCCTATAAATATAATTTAAGATTATCAGAGCCATTTGATAATAATCCAACCGCTTTAGCTTCTAATCAACAAGTTTCAAATAAAGGCCAAATTGCTTGGGGAGGAGGGGCGCCCGACGCTGCTCCTTTGTATGAATTTGAACTTGAATTAACAGTTAAAGAAGATCAAGTAGAGCCAGATAAAGTAGTTGTCACACAAGCCAGTTTGGATGCAATACAACCCGCATTATTAGTGCCTGGAGTTAGATGTATAAACGATGACCATATAAACCCGGGTACTGTAAGAAAAATAGCAAATATATCAGGCACAACTATAACATTTGATGGTAATACTGATTCTTATTTTTTAACCGGCGATATAATTACTGCAACATATAATACGCTTGAAGTTGAGACCGAAGTTTGGTCTGATAGCGCAGACGGTATTAATGTAAAACAATTTTACACAGGTCCCGATATGCTTGTCTCATGGGAGCCACCTATGGCAGATAAATTTTACACCTTTAGGAAAATGGATCGTGATTACAATTTAGGAGACCATCCTAACGAATTTACGTATCAAATGACCTCCACGCGCGTTTCATCATACGTAATGAGTAACCCTTTTTGGACAGCAAAATTTGATATAAACGGAAAAGTAATACCTATTTCCCAATCAAACCCTCCTAGGTATATCGGAGGTGGAACGGGTCTTGGTTCAATATCGGCAGGGGGTAATACCGTTAATATAGTAACTTGTTATCCTTTATCAAATTTTTACAGTCCAAATCGCCCAAATCCATCTCAAGCAAGATATGGCTATGATGCTCAAAATCTCACCGAAACATATACACAAACGGGTGGTTATTATGCGGCTAATTTAACATTGGACTTAAATTATGTTCCGGCTCCATAGTAATTTATTAAAAACAATTAAAAACAAGTAATTATAAAATATGGCCGCAGTATTAGAACTAAAATATTTTAACTCATTCTGGTTGAAGAAAATGCAATCCATTACCTACGTAAAAAATACTACGGGGGTATTGGATGGAGCTGTAACTACCGATACTTTGGTTTTAACAGAAGCAAATGATTTTATAGGCGTTGGGCAACAAGTAACAGGTGATCCAACGAGTGGTATAACTACAAATCCATCTCCTGTTGTTGTATACGTAAATGGCGCAACTATTACGTTAGATACGCCTCAGTCTATTGCGGATGGAGAAGAATTAACATTTGGGCCTATAACTAACTTTGATCATATACCCGCGGCTTATGAATCAACACTTCCGGAAGGAACAGATTGGTACATTGAAGAAGCAAGGATTAGAGGTGGGTATAACAATACTATTGTTGATTTAGGCGTAAAAGCTTATATAGTTGAAGACATCAATGGGCAGCAATACCGTGGAAGTTCAATTATATACTCTGGTATTTATAATTCCAGAACTGGTGTAAATAATACAAATCAATTTTCTACCGCGCAAGACATAACAAAAAGTGTTGATCCATCTAATGGAACAATTCAAAAATTATATTCAGAAAATACAAATTTAATTATATTCCAAGAATCAAAAGTAAATCAGGCGTTGATTGATAAGAATGCAGTTTACTCTGCTGATGGGCAACCAATGACAACTTCTGGTGGATTAGTGATAGGGCAAATACAAGCATACGCTGGTAACTATGGAATATCAACTAACCCAGAAAGTTTTGCTGTTTACGGATATAGAAAATACTTTGTGGATAGAAATCAAAATGCAGTACTAAGATTATCACAAGATGGCATAACTGAAATATCTGCTTATGGTATGTTGGATTATTTTAGAGATAATTTGTCTGCAATTAGTAATAGCGGCCGAATAGTTGGAATGTGGGACATGCATAATAAGCAATATTTACTATCAATGCAACCCCTTGAAAATACCTCCGGTCAAAAGCCTACTCCCGCCCAGTCTATAACAGTTGCTTTTGATGAAGACATCAATGGTTGGACAAGTAGATTTTCATTTAAACCAGAACTTGGCGGAAGTTTAAGAAATAATTTTTACACTTTTAAATCTGGTGGTATATGGGAACATTATTCAACCGCTGTTAATAAGGGTACATTTTATAATGTTACTACAAATTCAACAGTTACTCTTGTATTTAATGCTTCGGCTTCAGAGGTTAAGAATTTTAGTACATTAAATTATGAAGGCACGACTGGTTGGGAATTGATTTCTTTGGAAACAGACACAGACACATCTGTGCCCGTGCAACCGTTTTCTCAAACATACAATTTAGCAAGCATAGAAAACCAATTGTTTTCAAATAACTTTAAACGAAAAGAAAACAAGTACTTTGCAAACATTATGAATAATTCACCAGCCGGTAGCGGAGATGTTGTTTGGGGCCAATCTATGACAGGAATAAAAGGTTTTTATGCAATAGCAAACCTACAAATAAATAACTCAACATATGGGTCGCCATCAAACAGGGCTGAGTTGTTTGCGGTATCAACTGAATATGTAAATTCATCATACTAATGACAAATGAAATTCAATTAAATATAGAGAATAGAATAATAGACAAAGACTTTATTAGCAAAGTCACTGCGCTTGAACAAGAAATGTTAAACAGCGATCTTCCTGGTATAGTTAAAGGGGACTCTGACAGTTTTCCATTAAAGCATTCTTTTGCGGACGGGATATATATTAGAGAACTTTTTGCTAGCAAAGGATCACTTGTTATTGGAAAAATACATAAGTTTAACCATACTTGGTTTTTGCTTAGTGGCGAATTAGAAATAGCCACAGATCAAGGAATTAATCACTATATTGCGCCTTGTTACATTAATGCACCAGGTGGTACAAAAAGAGTAGTGCATGTAGTAGAGGATTCTGTTTTTGTTAACGTTTATCCAAATCCTAATAATACAACTGATTTAATTGAACTGGAAGAAATGATTATTTCTCCGTCTTTTGAAGAATATGAAAAATATAAACTTTTAAAAAAATAATATATGGCATGGGTAGGAACAGCAGTTGCAGCGGTTGGCGTTGTCGGAAGTGTCGTTAATGGCATAAATGCTCAAAATGCGGCTGATAGAATGGCTAACGCCTCTGCGGCGGAAAGAGCAAGATTAGAAGCGGAGATAGCTGCATTTGAAAAAAATAGACAGGCTATCATAAACCCGTATGCTAGTTTTACTAATCTTAGTGGGTTGGCAAAAGATTTATCTGGAATGATTAGCAATCCATACGCAAATTTAGGTGTTGCAACTCAAGCCGCTAAATTTGAAGCAGAGGAAATTGATTTGTCATTAGCAAACACATTAGATACATTAAGGGAGACAGGATCAAGTGCTGGTGGAGCAACCGCATTAGCTATGGCGGCTTTAAAAAGCAAGCAAGGTATTTCAGCTAGTATTGAGCAACAAGAGGCTCAAAATGAAAAATTACGCGCACAAGGTCAACAGCAATTAGATCAAATGAAAATGGCTGAAGCGCAAAGAATACAAAACTTACAAATAACCGAGGCGCAAAGATTGCAACAGGCAGGAGCTGCTGGCAAACAATTCATGTGGGAAAGTCAAGAGGAAAGAGATAAGGTTAAGCTAGATAGATTATCGGGATTGTCTGACTTTGCTGCAAATCAAGAAGCGCAAGCTAATTCTGATAGCATGGCTGCAATGACTGGTATGATTGGCGGAATTACTAGTTCCTTAGCAGCTGGGGCATCAGCTTATGCAGCTGGCGGAAGCGGAGGGGGTGGTGATGATTCATGGGATGAATTTGCGATGTATGAAGATTCAGATAGACGTCTTAAGAAAAATATAAAAAACATAGGTATTTCCCCAACGGGAATAAATATTTATTCTTTTGAATATAAAGACCAGAATCTTGGTAAAGGCATTTTCCAAGGCGTTATGTCTGATGAAATCCCATTAAAAGCAATAATTAAAGGAGATAATGGATATGATAAAGTAAATTACTCTATGCTTGACGTAGAATTTAAACAAATACAATAATAATATGTCATACGCAAATCCACAAAGACAAGTTATATCAAATGCGCCGGCATTCCAAAATTTACAACAGGATATAACATCTGCTGTAAATACCGTAGCAAGTGCCGTGATTAAACGAGCAGACCAAGATCGAGAAGATCGAAAAAATAAAGAACTTCAAGAATTTAAAGAATACAAAGAACTATTTGCTGCAAGTACAGGTGCAAGTCAAAATTTCACAGACTCCACATTAAAAGTCCAGAATGAAAGCAAATATCGTGTTGACCTTACTTCCGATGCAATCGCGGGTAAAGCATTAATTTTTGGGGAATCAATGAAAATTAAACCTTATGCTGATCCTAAAGAATTAGCTTTATCGCAGGAAGTTATTGGGCAAGTAAATGCCTATCCTGGCGTTGTTGCAAAAGGACTTTCTCTTTTAGCTGGTAATATTGAAACAACGACTACCGGTATGAAAAATAATAGAATGTCGTCATTAATAACTGACAATCCTACCAATAATAATAAAGCTTTAATAATAGTTAGCACTGGAAATCCTGAAAGCGGAAATATTACCGTTGACAGAAGCACCGGATGGAATAATCCAACATATGTGATTGACGCTGTGGATCCAATAACAAAAGAAAAAGTCCAAGGTAGATACCTTCATTCCGACTTAACAAAAGCAGAAACTTATGGAGGCATAATGCAATTAGTTCCCGATCCTAATATTAGTTTAGAATCCACTAAAAAAAGAATGCCTGGTGTATTTAAAGTAATTGAAACCGCTGGAAAAAATGGAGAGACAACAAAAGAAACAGATGGTTCTGTTTTACCACAATTTTTAGATTTAGCTAATGCTAAACCTGATCCAAGTAATCAAACCACTGTTGAGAGTTTAGACGGTAAAACATTATTGAAGAAAGGTATAATGGTTGCTACTGTTAATAAAGATGCAATTGCAAAAAGTTCAGACTTTATAGCCTCCACTGACGCAACCGCGGAGGGTATACTAACTAATTTTAACGAAGCCTACTCTCTAAACAATGATATAATGTCAAAAGTCTTAGGTGATGGCGCAAAACTAACTAAACCGGCTGAGGGCATTACAGACGAATGGAAAGATAAATTTAAAGAAAACTGGAAAGCTTATGTTTTAAAAAATATTCCAGACACACAGCCAATTAAAAATGAGGCTGGCGAATTTGTAACAGAAACAATTAAAGCTGAAAAAGCAAAAGGCGGCGGCGGTGCCGGGGGAGCTGGCGGTTCGGGTAAAACAAACACAAGGGAAGAACAAATAGCTGTAAATCTTTCAATAGCAAATAGTGGTACAGCAGGTGATATAATTAATCCATTGAATAAGAATCAAAAGTTTGCTAAGGATAAAGACGGCAAATGGGTTGAATATGTGAAAGAATCACCCGGGGCAGGGTTTGCTGCTGAATGGACTGAAAAAAGAGGCAAAGGAAGAGAGTGGGAAACCATTGACGGTTTAAAACAAGCTCATCCAGAACTCTTTAGAAATTTAGCTAAACCAGGATTGCCAAGAAAAAAATAATGATAAACATAAATTAAGTTATGAAGTTATACAAAAGCACCGAAGGATACGAATATACAGAAGATGAAGTACTAACAGCGGCTAAAGAAAGCAACATGTCTATTGATGACTATATTGTTGAATTTGGAATAACGCCATCTACTCAAGGTGAGCCGGGAAAGAAAAAACCTGTTGCGGAAAAGGGTGCACCTGCAACAGGGAAAGCAAAAAGTACGGCATCCAAGCCGGCACCTACTTCTTCGGCTTCCAGAAAGAAACTATTTAAAGAAGAAGCTCAACCGCAAACGCAAGCTGATGGAACTTTTGTTGCAAAACCAAAAATACTAAAACCCAAAGTAGCAAAAGAACCTACAATAAAGGAAAAAGTAGAAGAGGGTAAACAAATTTTGCAAGAAGCAAAAGAAATAAACAAACCAAAACGCGAATTAAAAGCTAAAATATCATTGCCTTCAGAAGAAGATATTTTAGATATATCAACAAATGTTCAGGGTGTTGAATATGATAAATTAGAACCTGAAGAAAAATTATATGTAGACAATAAATCTGCAGACATATTGCAAAAAGCTTATGGTGAAGGCGCTGAATATGATTTATCGCCATCGGAGATAGAGTTAAAATCAAGAGAGATATTATCCAAAGCAAAACAAACAAAGAAAACAATTGAAGATGAATCTTATACGAGTAAATTACTCAATGTAGATCTTCTAAAAGGTTTAAATTATTTAGGTGAAGCATTTGCTTCTGTACCTGAAACTATTTATAATGTTTTTTCTTTGCCTCAAAATGCCTATGCTGCCATATCTGGGAATAAAGACTGGGCAGAGAGCGCTAAACAATTTAAAAAAGAAAGAGGAATAGAAAATCCCATAATGGATAATTTTATTGCCGAACAGGAGCGTCTTGGCAAGATGCAAACTATATATAACAATGCGAACTACGATTCAACTAGCATAACAGAAAATATCGGCGATGGTAATTATGTTGATGCTTTTAAATTAATGGGTAGTGGTTTAGCAGAAAGTGCCCCTATGAGTATAGCCATGATGGCTGGTGGTGCAGAATTAAAATTAGCAGAATTAGCGGCAGGATCAACAGCATTACTAGCCGGTCCAAATATAAGACAACAAGAAGAGGAAAACCCAGAGCAATCAGAATTAGCTTCTGTTATTAAAGGATTTGGAATGGCTGGAGCAGAAAGTGTTTTTTCAGCAATTGGAGAAGGTAGTCTTGGTAAAGTATATAAGGATATAATCAAGAAGGAAGGGGCTGAAGTAGGTTCTAAAATATTTAAAGACGGATTAGTTACCATGTACCAATCCGCTCTTAAAAAGTTTGGCGCACCAGCTGCAATGCTTGGCGAGGGTATTGAGGAGGTAGCTACTACCATTACTCAAAACATGATTAACAACAAGAATCCTTTTGAAGGTGCCTTAGACTCTTTTGCTTTAGGCGTTGGTGGTGGTGGATTATATGGATCCCCACTAACTATAGCTAAAGGCATAAGTGGTTTTAAAGACGGTGTAACCGTACATAAAATAAATAAACAGTTAAAAACTGAAAATATAAATAATTTAGTTACTGCATTTAAACCTGAATTTCAATCAAGTCCAGCTAAAATAAAGGCAGCAATAATACCAGGTTCTATTAAAATACTTGATAATCAAGTTGACACATCCGTTAATAACGGGGATATGACCGTGGAAGAAGGCGATAAAATTAAATTAAATTTTAGACAAACCCAGGGCATAGTGAATGCTTTGCAACCACTAAAATTATCTGATGAAGATTTGCCGGCCGCGGTTGATTTAATAAAGGAAAAAAAGCAACTTGAAGAAGTTGTTAAGAAAGTTGGTGATCCAAATTTAACAGTAGAGCAAGGTAATAGAATAAAAGAAATAAATACCGCTTTAACAGGTATTGGCGAAAGCAATACAAAGAAGAAATCAGCAGAGAATGTAGTTAAGCTAGAAGGTAACATAGCGGCATTAGAAGGTTTTGCTAATACCTTGGGACAAACAGAATTTGAAAACGCTATTGGTGAAGGAAAAGGCGTTGAAGCCTTTAATACCGTGGAGGAATTTAAAGTTGCATTGGAAAGCGTTGGTCTTAAGGAAGACTTTATAGCCGACGCAATGACTTCTGATGGTTTCATGCTACCCAATGGCCAAATTGTAATTAACAAGCAAATTGCCGCGCAGAGTAATCTGAACACAATGGGCCACGAGTTATTACATAAAATTTTAAAGTCAGAATTTAGTGATCCAGTTAAAGGAGCAAAATTAAAAGATCAATTTTTAGAACAATTAACAACTGAAGAAAGATCACTATTAGATGAGCGTATACTTGCTGTTGATAAAAGCGGTAAAAGATTATACTCTGATGAAGATTTAATTGCTGCGCCGGATGAATACATTACACAATATTTTCAAATTATAGCGGATAAAAAAATACCTTGGTCCGAAAAACTAGGGGATTCATTGGAAAGATTATGGAAGAACTTCCTTGGTAAATTTTTTAAAGACAAGGGATATAATAACCTTGAATTTGCAGATGGTAAAGATATTTATAGATTTATAAATGACTATGCCAAGTCTATTAAATCAGGTAAGCTATCACAGCGAGCCCAAGATTTAACAAAAGCCGGAGTAAGCACTAAGAAAGCCACTGTTGCTTCTAAATCTATTCAGGAAAAGATGGATGCTCTTGATGAGCAATTAAATAATGATGAGATCGATTACGATACTTACGAAGTACGAATGGATGCTCTTGTAAAAGAGGAAGAAAAAGTTTTAAAAGCGAACAAAGAAGGCGAGGTCGCAGAAGAGAAGCCAAAAGAAGCTAAAAAAGAAACGCCAGAAGATGAGGCAAAATCCGTTATTACAAACAATAAAGGATTGGTAGCTTCAGATAAAGTGCAAAAAATTTACGATACTGAAGGCGTTAATGGTGCTCAAAAAATTATAGATTTATTTAGACCTATTACCTCTAAAATTGTTGACAAAAGAAGAGATGCCCCTGGGTTTGATAAAGAGTTGTTAACAGACGAAATTGAAACTGGAATTGGTGGTATATTAGACCTTATTCAAAAATACAAACCTGAATCTGGTATTCCTTTGGCTGCTTATATAAATAAGTATTTACCTGTAAGAGCAATTGCTACTTCAAGAAGAATATTAGGTGAAACATTCAGCAAAGATATTGAAGACCAAAAAGGATTAATGGCAACTGAAACAGCTGATCAATTTACGGAGACAGCAATGCCCGATAAACCTAAATATAAAACAATACTTGAAAGCAATGTTTTTGATCAAGAGGTTATAAAATCGGTTACAGATAAATTAAAAATAGTTTTACGTACATTAAAGAGTAAAATTAACGAACCTATTTCTAAAAATACAACGGTTACGCCCCTTGTAAATGAGATACGTAATGAGATGGGTACACAAGCTGACATCGATATTAAAAGAGCTTTAGGCGGAAAAGAAGGTGGTGTATTAAAAAATAATTTAATAAGAAACAAAAGAGCCATTCTTGAGAACATGACCACTACATGGTTAATGGGTAAAGATACTAAAGGCGGAGTGCAAGGGGGTGTTCCGTCTGCTATTCAGAAGCAAGTTAACGGTAGATGGGTATCATATCCTGATTGGGTGGGTCAAAAAATAGACCGTGAGAAAACAACAACTAATCTTGCTGGTAAAACATCAGGAGCAGAGATCGTAAGAAGACTCCCTAACGCAGCGAATAATATATCTAATGAGGAATTCTTAAGTTGGTTTTTGGAGCCGTCTGGCAACCCCATACGCGGCCGTAAAGAGTCTTTATCTAAAGCATTAGGTGAAGAATTATCTTTTGATATATTCAAAAAAGAATTAGAAGAGGGCGGTGAGATAGCTAAAGTATTTGAAAGAAATCAAGAACTTAAGGATGTAGTATTATTAGATACTTATATCAATGAAGTTGCAAAACAAATTGATAGAGGTACCGTTAAGTTTTCTAAGTCAACAAAAGATGAGTTAGAATACAACATGAAGATTGCGGATAGTCAAGGTGGTGCTTCATTAATGGA